TATTTGGCAAGCCTTTCCGAATCATACGAGTCAAAGTACGTTTATGATATTGAATATAATTTTCAGCGTTTAAAAAACAACCAACTAAGCTGCAAAGCCCGCAGCACCTAACTTCACTCTTTCCCTGAAAATCTCTGCGCTACATATTAAACAATGCTGCACAACAACCAAAAATCAAATATTCACTTTAAAAACAAAAGGTTATAATTTATAAAATTTCCTGTTTGATCCTAAGAAACTGAAAAAACATGAAATTCTTTTCAATTTTTTCAGTTTGCGTTTTCACGCAAAGGCTCAGTGGCGGCGCAGCCTGGCGATACCGTTTGTAAAAAAACAAAACTGAAAAATTTTTGCGATCCAAAACTTGCAGGCGGGTGCGGTGTAGTGCCGTTTTTGTCTGCGAACGTTTTATTTTGTGGGGCTGCGGCTGCGCCAGCGCAACGAGGCGGGCGCGATCGGTTTGAGGGGTGGCGGTGCATGGTCTGGCGGCTGCGTGCGCCGTGGTGCGTTCTGTGCGGGTTTATGACGGGCGTAAAAAAGCCCGCGCTGCGGCGGGCTGTGTGATGTGGGTCAGGCGATTATTTTTTCGTACTTGCTGCGGGTCTTCGTGGCCTGCGTTGCTGTCTGTGTAAATTCTGCGGCGCTGGTCGGCGCGCCGGTGCCAGGGTGCGAATGACTGGCGCACTGGCTGGCCAGCTGCGCCAGCAGGTCTATTGTTTCCAGCATCATCTGTAACGTGTTTACGCCCTCGCTGCCGATATGCACCGTTGGCCCCATGATTTGTTGTCCGCCTGCCGCAATACTTTTGCGCAGCTGCGCGATTTTCTCAACAAGCCCGCCCCCGGTCTGCGTTTCGATGTTCCCCTTAACGCGTGTGGTCTGCTGGCCGTCAATCTCCGCTTCGGCATCACCCTCCACACGGGCCAGAAACTTTCCGCTGGCTGCGATGGCATAATCGCCGGTGGCCACATGCTGAACGGCTCCGGCCATCAGCGTGGCCGTACCCAGTACCGTGGTTTTATCGGTGGCCTTAATCGTGGTTTCACGGCTGACCAGCTCGCGGCTTTCCTGGTCTGCGGTCACTTTGCGGATCATGGACGTTTCGCGGATGGCCTGGTCGGTCTTGCGCTCCCAGTCACCGGCCTGCGTTACCCGCTGCGACACTTCTTCGCGCTGCTGTTGCAGCTGCTCGCCCGGCTTCACATCCGGCAGGCTTGTGCCGTCCGCCACGGTCTGGCGGATAAAAGGTTTATCTGCCCGGCCACCGGTAAAGCCCACCTCTACCAGCGTCCCTTCTGGCGGGAACTGAAAAAGACCGGAATCATTGCCCGCCATCGGCACCGGCAGCGGTACGGCGGAATAGACCGGCGTGTTGTTATCCGGCTTGCCGTCTGCGTCAAGCAGCTGCACATCAACGGCATAGCGCGGGCGGAACGGATCGGCAAAATTACCGCTTGTCACCGGCTCACTGTGCGCAACTACCCTGGCGAACTTCGGCAGATGCAGCCCGGACGCCAGCTCCGGGTAATGGGTTTCAATCTGGCGCTGTGCCGGAGTTTTCTGCAACGGCTTGCCGGTGGCCTTGTTGCGCGGCGTCCAGGTGATGGCCATGTTGTCATTTTGCAGGTTTACTTTTGTTACCCGCTCGCCGTTCACCTCCACGCCGGGCCGCAGGGTCTGCACCAGAGGAATGGTCATGGTGTTACCACCTGCCGCGCCCTGGTTGAAGTCTGCCGGAATTTCGACAGGTCGCCCGGCAAACAGCGCCTTTTCTGCGCCGCCCAGATACAGCGAACCATCCGGCAGCTGATACCACACATAATCATTAATCCCGAAAGCGCGCCCCAGATTATCCAGCAGCTGGAAGCCCGTGCCGGAATGGGTGAAGTGCGGGATCGGCTTGTCGCTGTAGTCGGCATCCGGCACCGTCAGCGTGATGCCGCTGTGTTCCGTCAGCCAGCTGGCGATTTCGCGCAGCGTGGGGTGCTGGAATGAACACGGCCAGCCGCGTTCGAACACGCCGACCAGCTCACGAACAAAAAGACGCTGGAAACCTTTTTCGGCGGGCTGCGAGCGCTCCACATAACCGGTAAACCAGCGCAACACTAAATCGCTGTAGCCCACATCAAGCCGCACAAGCTTGCCGGTGTAGTCGGTGTCAGTTTCCACCGTGATAAATCCGCGCCCGCAGCTGTTCAGCTCAAGCACCATATTCACATCAACCAGATGCACCTCATCCGTGGACAGATGCAGGCGTTTAACAGGCTTCATGCTTACCCCAGCGCATCGTTAACGGGTTTCAGAACCCGGCTTTCAAACCATGACAGCTTTTCCGCATCCTCTCCGGCGCTCGCCTGGCCACCGGCACCACCTCCGGCCCCGGCTTTCTGGGTTTTGCTGTCCGTTCTGGCCGTCGCCCGCGCCTCGCGCTTTTCCTGAACGCTCAGATGTTCGGTAAGGGTGAACGTAACCAGCCAGGACATGCGGCCATCCTGTGGCGGCGCGTCCACCGTGCCGGTAAAAGTGGCCTCACGCAGATTTACGGCGCGGGCAACCTCATTGGCCACGCGGTAAACCTGCCGCTTGCCGCCCGCGTCGGTGGCGTTCGCCAGGGCAAAAATGCGCGCCAGCGTGTCAATCTGCTTAAACGGCACTTCACCATTAACGCGCAGCTCTTTGCCCTTTGCGCCCTGCTCGGCTTTTGTTGTGGCGCTGGTCTGCCCGCTCTGGTCTTTGTCAGCAAACTGCTGGCTTACCGTCACGCGCATGTTTTTCATCGGGATAGCTTCGCCATTAAGCGCCAGCGTTATTGTCGAACTCATGGATCATTCCTTTAATTCCGTCGAGATTATCACCGGCCAGCATAATGGCCGCGCTGTGTACGGCGGACAGCTCCGGGATGCCCTGCATCAGCGCCCGCGTGAGCGTTGCCGCATCCCCTTTCGCCGTGAATACCCAGGCGCGGGCGCTTTTCCCGGTTAGCTGGGTAAGCCCGTCCGCCACCTCAGAAAGCAGGCTGGCGCGCTGCGCTGTGAACCCGGCCAGCGCGCTTTTGATGCCGCCCATATCGATCCCGGCGCTGGCCGCCTGCCGGGCGCTGGCCACTGCCCTGGCATTCATCACGGCGCGGCTTGTCGGAACGGAAAGCGGCAGCGCCGCCGGCAGGCCGCTTTCACCCCGCGCCGGCAGCTGCATTCTGACCGTGGCCAGCTCCGCAGCCGAACGGGCAAGGCGGCTCACCTGGGTGAACGCGGGCGCGGGAAAAACCTGCGTCAGCGCGTCAAGACGGGTAATAAAATCAGCCTGCGTCTTCCCGGTCACGAGCATAACCACCACATCACGCACGCCCGCCGCGCTGGCCAGCTTCCCGGCCAGATATGCCACGGCATTGGCCGGGCTTAAGTACGCGCCGTTATCGGTCTGCTGGCCCACCCCGTAAAGCCACGGATGGGCCGGAACGATGGCGCAGCTGAGTGATGAAAACGCATCAGAAAAAGCCAGCCTGGCTTCACGCCACATTTTCCGACACCTCCGGCCACGCGATATCCTCCACGCCGAAAAAGACCAGGCGATTCAGGCGCACGCGATAGGTTTTCCACGCCAGCAATTGCGCCTTTTCCTCGTCAGTGGCAACCCCTAAATCATCCGCATCCTGCAACGGGGCGATTTTACCCGCCGCCATTGCCAGCAGTTCGCTGCGTTTACTTTCTGCCTGAGCAATAATTTCCTGTTCCGTAAACTCGCGAGGGATAATTTTGCCGTTATCAAAAAGCCAGCCACCGTTAATATCCAGCCCTTCCGGCACCTCATCCGCATTAATTTCAGATACAGACAGGCCAAACGGAAATAAACGATCTGCCTGATAGCTGAAGGAGCGAATAATATTTTTATCGTCATAACATACTTTCAGCGTATCGGTCTGAAAGCGTGACATATGGAAATACCAGTCCAGCCCGTCTTCCGATTCCAGAAAAATAGCCCTGAAGTCCATTAATTCCATAAATTCAGGCGTGTACTGTTTAAATTTATTAAGCGTAAGCATTAGGCAAGGTGTCCTATAGTTAACCATCCAACGAGTGGGTAATATTTTTGAATCGGGCGATAAAAAAGCGTGTCGTTAACCGGTTCATCACCCTCTGCGTTATAACCTGTCAGTACGCAGCCCCCCGGAACTCGCTGCCAGGCGTTTTTCGCGATAGCAAAAGACCCCTCAGCGCCCAGCGCAATATCATTCAGGAAATATCGCTGAACCCAGGTTGTATCTGATTTAGTGCTGATAAGCTGGTCACGGGCTGAAAAGGCAGTGGTAAGCCAGCTACTTAATGCACCTCCTCCCCATACTGAACCGACACAGTCACCGTTAATCTGGAATTTTGCAGTGCCTGCAGTGTAGCCACCGTCGGATGACATAGCTTTTGAGTTAGGATCAAACCCCCAAATGCCAGCTGTGCCATTATCACCGATAACATGTATTATCCCCTGCGCGAACCGGGCATCGCCATATGTCAGCATCCCCAGACTTACCGCCGTGCCATATCCGTAAGTATCAGTATAAATAATGCCCTTAATTATTGGATGATACTGGCTTGCGCCTTTTAATGCTGCGTACCCGTATTTTTTCATGAACGGAGCGGCGGCATTTTTGTACTGATCAGCATAAGACCCTGCCCCCTTCCACTCTGCACCTTTAACATTAAAATAGAGGGCGTCATCAATATAAGCGGCAGTACCTCCTGCAGTTGATAAAGCGCCAATTTCTCCCGGTGTCGGCTTACGATTTGTTGAATAAACTTCTGCCCAGTTGGCCCACGGTCCGTTACCGTTCCATGGCCCCGTCAGGCCCCGGATAAATTTCCGGCTTTGCGAATACGTGGTGTACTCCTGCACGCAACCGTAAGCCGCTGGCGTCACGGTCAGAGTACCGGACAACTGAATCGGATAATGAAACTCTGTTTTGGCGTTCGCATCATAGTCCTGGCAGTAAATCCCGATGTGTTCAGGCTGGCCCAGCGTGTTCAGGTCTACCGCAAGCGGCCTTTTTGTAACCTGCAAGGCGTTTACAATGCGCGAATCATCCCCCGCCGCCACGGTATCCGCCTTAGAACCCACATCCAGCAGCGCAGCGCCCTTAAGTTTCAGGCTTTCCCGCGCCTTGCTGACATCCTGCAGATCGGCCAGATTTTTTGATTTTTCCAGGAACAGGCTGCCTTTCGGGCGCAGGTCGGTGACTGTGCCGTCCGCCTCAATCCGGGCCACGGCAAAAACGTAATGTTTAACGCCGTTCTGCTCGTAGTTCGCGAGCGTCTCCGCCACGGTGACTTTGCTTTCCACGCCCCATACGCTGGTAAGCGAACCGCGCCACGCCACATCCAGCCAGACGCTGACCGGCTTTGTCGTGACAGTGATATCCAGCTGTTGCGGCAGCTCTGAACGCAGCCCGGCAACGTAGCCCACGCCCGGCGAAACGGAATACTGCGCGCCGGTTTTCACGACCTGATAACCGCTACCAAAAAACGCCGCAGGCCCGTAAAGGTCGATATTTTCCACGCGGGTGCGCTCGTCGGCACCGTCAAGGCGCGCCGTAAAATCAATCTGCCACGTATCCGCAGGCGTATTAATGGCCGTCTCGTTAGCTGCGCCGTTGTATTCCATCAGGAAAGAACGGGTAAGCACGTTGCCCTGCTGGCCCGCTGCCGTTTTAATTTTCTGCTGCACCGGCGCATGAACAATCATCGCCAGCGTGCCGGAAGCGCGGTTAACAAGCCCGATCCAGTTAAAGGAAAAATCGCCGGTAGTGGCACTCAGCACCACCGAATACACCACGGCATTTTCATTAACCAGCCCGGTTTTCGTCACCGCCTGGCGGTGAACAATCATTGACGCATCCGGCAGCGTTTCCGCCCGGTCTACCGGCGCGGACGTATCCAGCCCCGGCACGTTGGCAAACACAAATTCATCCAGCACAACATCAGCGCCCGTCGCGGCCTGCTGTGCCTTCCATTGCTCAAAAGCGTATGTAATAGCCGTTTGTGACATAAGTTCCTCTTACAGTCTTGCGCCGAACGTGGCGGCGGGCTGCTCAACCGGCAGGCTTGCGGGATAACAGACATATTCGCCCTGGTCCCAGCCCGCACGGATAATAAATTTTTGTGTAGTCATGACTTCAAACTGATAGCGGCGGCAGGTTCGCCCGTACTGGCGGATGATCTGCAACATCAGTTCCGGGTTGTCAGCCAACTGGCCATCTGTCACCCGGACGGTGATAACGTCCCATTCAATGCCGGGCTGGCGCTCCAGTAATTCCACGTAACCAATGCCCAGCCGTTCAAAAATGCTGATAAAACCCGCCACCGAACCGGCATCACGCGCATTGATAAACGCATATGCCACACGCCTGCGAAAAAGCGTCAGCGGCTCACCGTTAAAGCGCGTCACGTCGCGGTCATACGCCAGCAGGTTTAACAGCGCTTCGGAGCAGGTCAGCGGATCAAACTGGCTCACCGGCCACGTTACCCAGCCGTACACCTGCGACCAGAATTTACGGGCGGCGCGCAGCAGCTTCCCCGGCTCGCCTTCACTCATCCAGAAAGGCAGGGTTAACCCGGCCAGCTTTTTCATAAAATCAGGCATTGGCGAGGCTCACGGTTAAACTTTCCAGTCGTGGCACGTTCAGCCCGCTGACAATATCGGTCAGCGAAAAGGCCAGCGAATCAATCGCGGCAAACTGCCGGTGCAGCTCGCGCCCCAGATTGGAAAAAGAGAAGCGCGAAAAGGGCCATGTTTTCTTCACGTCAAAATCGTTGTTTTCACGAAACGCACAGCGGATCAGGTTTTCGGCCCCGGTGCGCAGCGCGTTTTGCTCGTCGTCGGTCAGGTTGGCCAGGCTCGTGACGTAGACCGTTACGTCCAGGCTGTGCCGGGTTTCCGGCATCGCAAAACACTGCATGTCATCACCGTGTCCGTGGTGGCCCTGCGTGGTGATGTAATCATTCACCGCCTGAATAAACGGCTCAGACGTGACACCCGTATCAAGCAGCAAATACGCGTTTGCTGTCCCCGGCCCGCGTGGCGCCTCATGCTCAAAGAAAATGCGGTCGATACTGAGTCCGGCCACGCCTGCAATCATGGAGCGGTAAACCGCATCGGTGTGATAACTCCCCACCAGGTTAAACTGGTTGCGGCAGCGCTCGCGTAACTCGTCGTCGCTTTCCTCATCCGCGCCCGGCGCGGTCAGCCAGTCGGCTTCGTTGGCCACATGACTTATGCCTGCCACGGCGGCGGGTAAAATGCGGTAATAGCCCGGCGCGAGATTGTATGCGCCACCGGTGGCGGTAGCCTTCACCGGGATCAGCGCACTGGCCGTGTCGCCGGTGATGGTAAAATCTGCCGTGGTGGCCAGCTCGTACACCGTGCCGTTAATCCGTTCCGTCTGGATAAGCGTTCCCGCTTTCACCGTGACCACCGCCCCGGCGTCAGTCTTGAAGAAGCGGATCACACCCCCCGCCGCCGTGGCCGGTTTCGCCGTGACGTTCACCGCCCAGGCAAGCAGGCGCAGCAGCTGGCCGGATGCCGTGGCAACAAACATATTGGCCAGCACCGTGCCGACCAGCACATCCTTAAGCCACAGCACCGGCGTTGTGACGATGGCGGTAATTAACCGCCAGAACGGCGACATGCTGGATGTGTTGGTGATTAACCCCTCATCCTGCACGATGGTATTAAAGCGCTCGCGTAATGCCTCTTTTGTGGTCGGCATACCGCTGGCTTTCACCACCTCTTCAAAATCAACCTGCGGCTTCTCCGTCATAAGTCAGCCCTCACCGATACCGCCCCAAAATCCCACGTACTGGCCGTGATCCACAGGCGCGAATTGCTTTCTTCGTTTATCAGCACCGTGCCGGGTTCGATACGTTCATCGCCTTCAATCAGCAATTCCAGCTGCGTTAAAATATCGGCGCGCAATGTGGGGCTGCGCTCCGCTATTAATTCCGTTGCCAGCCCACTTTCAAGAATGGAATGAACAATATCCTGCCCGATACTTTTGCTGTTATTACACAGCACCGGCTCATTACCGGGATTAAGGGTAAAATTGCGCCCCTCAATTAATAAATCGATATATAAAGGTTCACTCACGCGTTAAGCTCCTGCCATTCCATTAATTGTCCCGGCGATAATGTTTCCTTCGGGTAAATGTTTACCGTGCCGATTTTTTTGCTGTTATCCGTTACTGATTTTGCGTTGCTGTTAATCGTTTTAGCGATCCCGCCTTTATCAATATTTTTTACCTGCCCGCCCGTTGAAAGCGTATTCCCCGTGACAGGCGAACCGCCGCCCTCACCCGCAAGGGAAATATTGACACCGGGAAGTTTATTCAGCTTGCCGACAATCCAGTTCCAGGAGTTCAGAAAGCTGCCTTTAATTTTTTTCCATATCCCATCAAACATATTCACTATGCCGTTGGCCATTCCTGCCAGCGCGTCTTTCGCGGAGAAGTTTTTAAACAGCGACGTGAAATTCTCCCAGCCCGCAGTAATACGTTGCCATGCTGCAGCGAAAATACCTGCCACCCATTTCACCGCACCGGCAACCACCTCAAACGCCGCGGTATTCATTACGGCCGCCTTGATGGAATCCCAGTGTTTAACCAGCATCCAGCACCCGGCAACCAGCAGGCCAATCGCGCCGATAATCAGCAGCACCGGCCAGCTCATCAGGTTAATGCCCACCCCGGCAGTGATAGCCGCCATACGCACGGCCAGCAGTGTGCCGCGCAGCGCAACCAGCATCAGGTTCCAGGCGGCAACCCCCGTTCTGGCAAGCCACACGGCGGCGGTGAACAGGCGCACCGGCAGCATGACCGCATACCACAGCGCCTTTAAGCCCGTCAGCATGATGGACGACACACCCAGCACGATATTGGCCGCCGCGCCCACCGCCGCGAACCCCAGCACGGCCAGCGCGACATAGCCCACCACCCGCGCAATGTTCGGGAAAATCTGCATCCAGCGCGCAAAGGTCTGCCCCATATCCGCCAGGCGGTTAAGGAACGGGTACAGCACCGGCACAAGCGTAAGCCCGATCACGGTCTGGACAGCCTTAAGGATTTGCACAAAGCGATCCCACGGCTTAACCATCTTCGCAGCCATTTCCTGCGTGCGTTTAAGCCCGTCAGCGCCGCCCAGTTCGGTAATATTGCGCTGCAACAGCGCCACGTTGCCGTAAAGCTGCTTAACCACTGCTGAACTGTCCCCGAAAGCCTCATCCAGCTCCGCCTGCGCTTTGAGGTTTCCTTCCAGGCTCTTGCCGTATTTGCCCTGTAATTTCGTGAGCATTTCCGGCATCGAGAGAATGTGACCGCTGGCGTCCTGAAAGGACAGGCCCAGTTTTTTCGCTCCTTCAATTGCGCCGGTCATAAAGCCTTCATAGGCGCTGCTGGCTTCACTGCCCAGCGTGCGGTTTAACTGCCCCAGCACGGCCAGCTGCTCATCAATCCCGATATTGAAGTTTGTGCCGACGCCGCGCGCGCCTTCCATCAGGTCTTTGATGGCCCCCATTTCGACGCCGAACGCCTGGCGCATGTAGGCCATTTTCCCGGCCAGCTGCTCGGCAAACTGCACCTTGCCCAGCCGTTCCGCGTCGCTGCGGAAGTTGGCAAACATCTGCCCCATAAATTCCGCCGTATCGGCAGACGTCGCTTTAAGGGCAAACGCCAGCGTATTGGCGATGTTCGTTACCTTCGGCAGCTCTGCGCTGGTCAGCCCGTCAATTGCGCCGCTGATTTCCGCCGTGGAGTTCACAAAATCCACCGCGCTGGCGCCGTAGGTCATGGAAAAGCGCATCGCGTCGCGCTGCACGGTTTTAAGCGCGCTGCTGTCCACGCCCCGCGCCGATGCCTCATTAAGGGCGTCGTACATTTCGATAGCGGGGCCGAGCGCCCCTTTTACCGTTTCCGCCACGCCCCACATGGCCAGCCCGCCAACGCCGATACGCTTAAACGCCTCTTTTGATTTATCCGCAAAGCCCGTAACAGAATTTTGCGCCTGTTTTAACGGGCGCGTTAATTTGTCGATAAGGCTTAATGTAAAATCCAGCTGTTTCATTCAGCGCCTTTAAAAGCTGTGCCAATACCACTGGCAACCGCCACGGACATATTTTCCCAGTAGCGGTTATCCAGCCAGATGGCGGCGGCGATATCATCAATATTATCCTGCCCGGACGGCAGATAATGACGGCGTAAAATTAAATACTGGTCGAGTCCATTTTGTTCAATCGCCTGGACTCGCTTTGTCAGTTTTTTACTTCAATTTCCAGCTCAGGCGCGTAAATCTCGTTAATCTTGCCGACCAGTTGCAACGCTGCGCCCGGACGTTTGATAATTTCCGCCAGCGCTTCTTTGCTTTCCGCCGCTACAATGCGATTAAGATAGTTATTCGCAGGCGCGACTTTATTATCCATTGCCATTTCGTTAATTAATTTGTTATAGGCGGTCTGGTTCGGCTCAAAAATAATTTCAGTACCGGAAACAACAAGTTTAATTTGTTCCATTTAATAAATTCTCTCTTTGATTAATTTCGTCAACAAGCTGGTTATGGCGTGCGGCGCACTGCCCGTACAGCTCAAGATAAAGCGTTATTAATTCCGCCGCGTCTTTGCCTGTTGTTCCGGTCAGGCGCGGCAGCTGCGTGCTGCATTTAGTTTTCAGGTTTTCCTGATAACGCACGTTCGGCACTGGCGGCGGCGTCGTTGTACATGCTGACAAACTCGTCAGACAGACAGCGATTGGTAAATACCGGCTTAACCAGCTCCGTGCGGATTTCACGCGGTGGCGCATTGCGTAAAGCCTCCAGTTTTTCTTCCAGCGCCCGGCCTGAATTACTGGCCACGTCCTGCAACTGCCTGCCGGTGGCCGCTGCCGTGCGCTGAATGGTCAGGTCGAGGCTGTCACGCTGCCAGCCTGCCGCTGTCCATCCCCCGGCGAACGCCAGCACCAGGGCAACAATCACCGCCAGCGTGGCCCGGTCCATCAGCGCACCCCTTCATGCTCTAGGCTAAAGTGGTTGCCGTCCGGATTGGTTTTAAAGCGCCCGCCCCAGCTGCCGCCCAGCGATTCCCAGTATTCACCCAGCGGCAGGTAATCTTCTGAACGCCTGGCGTATTCGCCATTAATGAACAGGTTAAAATCCACAGCGAGGCGCTTCGTGTGCAGGCTGTTGGAAATGCCGCTGCCCTTTTTCGCGTTAAGCGCGGCCTGCTCCGGAGTGCGGTATGCTTCGCCAAACGTCAGGCGATAGCCCTTTTCTTCCGCCCAGTGGATCAGATTTGCCACCATGACGGTAAACAACTGCTGTTTTTCGCTTAAGGTCACTTAATTGCCTCCTTTACTCAGAAACCCGCCAATACCTTTTTTACGCAGCCAGGCTTCAACACCATTAAGGCCCAGAATGCCCAGCCCCGAACCGATGCCAGCCACCGCTAACGGATGAATATCCGGCACAAGGTACAGCGCCACGCCTGCCATCAGTGAAAGCGCGCTGCCAACGATTACACGCCCCAGCACAAGGCGCGCCGTGATGGGTTCATTGCTGTTTAGCATTTTGCCCAGGGCGATAAGCCCGCCCATGATGACCAAACCCCAGAAGGTTTTTTCGTAGTCCTGCATCCCTTTCCCTTACCCGATAAGGTTTTCAGTGGCTTCCGCTTCCAGATACGGGATGCCGTCAATGTTGATAAAACGCGGGTCAGTCACCAGAAACTTAAACTTACGCGTCGAAACCGCCCCGCCCTTCGGATCGATATCCAGAAGGTTGCTCAGGTTCAGCTTGCAGCCGAACGCTTCAATCTTGACTTCCTCATCACCGGCTTTCGCGTAGAAAAGCAGGTCTACGGGCGGGATGCCGCGCCATGAACCGTATTGCTGCGCCAGCCCCTTAAGCACCGCAACGGCTTTCACGCTTAATTCCAGTTCCCCTTCTGCGGAAACATCGCCATCGACATAGCCATCCGGCACGCCCCTGGTCTGCGCTGCCGTGGTGTTGTCGGTGATATCCAGCGTTGCCTTTTCAACGTGGACAAGTGAACTGTCCACGTAAACATCAAAAGACATGCCCGAAATGCGCTTGGTCATGCGCTGGCCTCCAGACTCTGATCAAGTAACAGGCTGATCGAGATTTGCAGCGGCACTTCATACGTGCGCACCACAATATAAATTTCGACCTGCTTTTTCGTTTTCCAGACGATGGACACATCGCCATCCTGCGGCGGTTTCACCTCGCCCGGAAACGTCACGCCGTTGATTTCAGCGGCTTTTGACATTTCCCGCAGCGGCTTTGCAAAAAGCGACTGGTGCGCCGCGATACTGCCCGGCGTGCTGTTCAGCGAGCGATCGCCGATTTTGCCAATCGCCAGCAGACGCACACGGCGGGCGGCTTTGTCTGCAATGCGCAGCGTTTCAATGGACTGATAATCCCCGCCTTCCACATCCAGCGTGCGCCCGTCCGACCAGTAGAAACCGTCATAGTCCGCATACCACATCGGCACGCTGTAGCGCTGCGCCTCAAGCGCCCGCAGGGTTGCCAGCTCCACCACCGCGCCGGTGCCATCCTCCGGCATTTCATCGCGGCCCATGTTCAGCAGCGCGCCCGTTTTTACACGGGCCGGGCTGTCTGCAATGGTCACGGCGCGGTTACACAGACGCCCCGCCAGAACGCCCGGTTCATTGCCCCAGAGGCGGGGAACCAGCTGCACCGATTTTTCAGCAATACCGTCCTGCAACGTGGACAGGCGTTCCAGATAATCCGCCTGGCTTTCGTCGGCCTGCATACCCTGCACAGCCAGGATGAACCACACCCAGCGGCCATATTTCGCAATCAGCGTAGATCGCAGCGTTGCCGCCTGGTTAATGGTGGCTTTGTCGGCCACATCATCCGACAACACCACGCCTTCCACTGAGCAGGAAACCTGTGCGGCTTCCACTGCTTTTACCCAGGCATCCGGCTCACCGTCTGCGGCCAGCGGATGCACAAAGGCCCACCAGTTTTGTCCCGCATTGGCCTGCGCCGCCTTAATGTCATTTTTCAGCGGGCTGTCAGCCGCCCCCAGAAGCGCATCAAAATCCGTCTGCGCAGTCACGGCCAGCGTCTTGCCGGTATTGGTTTTTCCCGTACCGATAAACAACACCACACGCTCCACCTCACTGGTTTCGCCCTGTAGCTGGTTTACCTGGTTCACGTCCACACTTGGCCAGGTCATACTTTCCCCTTGATATCCTGCGCATTAACATCCCAGCCAAAGCCAATGGCCTGTAGCTGGCGCGCCAGCGCCTTGTTAAATTCTTCGTCGCTCATGCCCAGAAAGGCACGGGCTGGAAGGTCGATTGTCCAGCTTGTTTTTACTGCCTTGCCGCTCAGTTTGCGGATCAGCAAACCAGCCTGCGCATAGGGCATCGTTTCCGTGATTTCGCGGTAAGTGGGCTTTTTAAGCCGCTTCCCGCGCTTCACCTGGTAGCCCAGCGCCCGCAGCTTTTTGGCCTGGGCGACGGTGGCAAGCTTGCCCGGCTCCGCCTGGCGGGGTTGTGAACTGCGGCTTATCCGCGCCCTCATGCCGTTTTGCTGGGTATATCCCACCGCCCCCGCCGAAACAGGCGTTTCGCCGTTTCGATACCCGCCGCCCTGCAAATACACCCTCACCGCGTCGATTTCCGGCATTTCCCGGATGTGGAGCAGCTTCGGCATATTGCGCAGCATCTTCCCTTTGCGCTTCGTTTTACGGCCCGGCCACGGCTCGCCGTCAGGCGATTGCTGGTTGCGAACGTTGCGCTTCGCTGCGGCTATCAGCCCGTATTTAGCGAGTCGCCACAGCAGCCGCTGGCGCTTTTTCGGCGGCAGCTCCAGACTGGTCAGCGCGGCGCGCAGCTCGGCCAGCTGCTTTTTGTTAAGCTCACCGCCGACAAACATCACGCTTCCCCTATTGGCGCGCCGGTTTCATCCGTTCCGTAGACCTTCGCGCTAAGCGCCGTCCAGATTTCCGGGTTAACCAGCGTCCAGCGCTCACCGTTCCAGGGTATTTCACCTTTTGCGTCCCTGCGGATCACAAGCTCCTCAACCAGCGGCATGGTAAGCACCACCGTGGCGTTTTTTTCATCCTCAACCGAAACATCCCAGTCAGGATCGGCGTCGGTGATGCCGATATCTTCCGCCGCCTCGCTGCCGTACTCATCCAGCCAGGCAAGCAGCAGCGCAACAAGCAGCTGCGGCGGACAGAGGCGATACGGGAAACGCTCCCAGCTCAGCACGGCGCTGTAACGGATAATGGCCTGCCGGTACTGGTCGAGGCCCAAATCCTTCGCCGCTGGCACTATCTGCATTTCATCGATAACGCTGTCGAACCGCTCACAGGCGCGTGGCGGCACGTTTTCTTCAAAAAATGCGACCAGTGATTCAAGCTGTGTCTGGTTCATACTTTTGCCACCGTTGCCCGCTTAAGCCCCTTCATGCGCCGGATAGCCACCGAGGCTTCGGCAAGCAACCCGGCGCGCGTTTCTTCACTTTCCTGCCCCGGATGGGTTTCACGCCGCCCGATAGTGGCGAACTCACCCAGCAAATCCGCTTTAGCGCGGGCAAAAACCGCTTTCGTGTACTGCGCGCAAAGCCCGTTAATCCCTGCCATCGTCACGCCCGGCACATCCGCCGCAGCGGCATACCCCTGTGTTTTGTGCTTCGCCTCCACGCTGACCAGCTCCGCATTGACTTCCATCACGGCGGTAATCAGCGCCTGGGCGAGCGTGTCCGCCTCCATATCTGGCGGTAATGCGCGCTGGGCCTGAAAATCTTTCAGGTTTAAATCCGGCCAGAAGCCGTTATTGGTCAGCGGTTCATCCTGATAATCCAGCGGCTTTCCGCTAAACATAAATCCCCCGAAATAGGCGGGCTGACCGGCATCCACGGCGCATTACACGTCAGTGTTTTGCCCTCCGCCGCGCCCGCCTGGCTTGCGGTAGTCGTTACTTCGTCAGGCTGCGGATGCGGGCACCAATCTGCGCCCGCATCGTGCCCACCCCGACGCGTTTATAAATTTTTTCCGCCGACGCCAGCAGGGCATCAGCCTTTTGCAGCGTGTCCACATCTTCCAGCGCCGTGGCGCGGGGCTGGCCTTCGTCGTCACGCAGCAGAAGCAGCCCGGCGAACTTGAACCACTTCGCCGTAATTTGCTCATGCAGCCGCCAGCGCTGCGTGACCTTCTCAAAGGTCTGTGAAAAATACGGCTCCACACTTTCACCCGCCGCCGCAGTCGCTTCCGCCCAGTTCAGGACGGTATCCGCCACAAACGCCGGGAAATGGCTGCGGATCTCCTCCGGTGTTGGCTGCTGCTGCTCAATGGCAATATCTGCCCAGGCCAGCGCCCGCTCAAAGTCGCCCGCGTCAAACAGCCATACCACGCACCAGGCGAAAACCGGGTTCGGGTAGACTTTGCCGCCTGCCAGATAGCTTTCTACAGTCGGCATCCATTTCGGCAGCAGCACATCACGCTTGTACGCTTCACGGTCTGCGATGGTCGGCAGGCCGCGAACGTGGGCGACGTCGTTATTCAGCGCCTGAATCTGCAAATGCAGGCTTTCGGCACGCTCCACGGCCTCACGGCGAAATAACTGCTGCTCCATCGCAATGCGCTGGCTGTGACGCTGGGCGGGTGAAAGTGCCATTGGTTAGCCCTCCACCGGCTCGGTGACGGTGCCGATAGTCACGGCGTTTTCATCAATCGCCGCGTACAGCTCCGGCACTTCAACGGCATAACCTTCATTGCGCAGGTATTTGTTTTCAAACTGCTTGCGGTCATCCACAAATTCCGCCTTGCGCTGGCGCGTACCGCGCTGGGTGTAGATGTGCAGGTTACTGAGCGGCGTCACCACCATGCGCTTGCCCGGCATGAACGGCGGCACGACAGCCGGACGGCCTGCAATGGTACTGCCCAGCATTTGTGCTGCGATTTTCTCGCTTGGGCGGTCAGCTGACTGGTAAAGGCGATACTGCTCGGCGGCCACCAGGTCAGCACCAACCAGCACGACCAGACGCGGGTCATTGCGATACTGTTGCGGGATTTTGTCGTTGATAAGGTCGGACGCCATCGCATCCAGCGAGCGATAATCGCCCTTATCATCCAGAACCACCGGATCGGTAATAATTTGCTTACCGCCTTCAAAGTCTTTCATGCGCTCATGCCAGCCGATGTTTACATCTTCGCCGTTCGGGTTTTTAACCGGATCAGTGGTTGCGGCTGCTGTCTTACCGTTAAAGCCGATACGCAGCATGTCCAGCGCAAACGCCTGATTAGAGAAGGTCTGCACGAGGTTAAAAAATTCATCTTCCGACTTGCCGGAATTAGCCCAGACAGACAGCAAATCCCACTTAAGCGCGGCGCAGGAATCGGTTTCGACCAGCTTGTACTCATTACCATCGACGCCCACACGGCGCATAAAACGCCCTTCTGCTGCGCGCCCTGTATGCAAGGCCGACGCCCCCACAGAAACCACCTGGCCGGAAAGCTGATCGACGTCTGCGCAGTAAATCAGGTCGAGAAATTCAACCGATTCCAGCAGCGCCAGGCGCAACGCTGTTTCGTTCGGGTCAGTCAGAGAAAAATACTGGGCTGCGTTTTCAACTCCATACGCCTGCGCCAGACCAGAAGAAAACGCGTGAATAAGCCCCCGCGCTCGTTGATTAAGTTGCATATAAATCCCTCGCGTTGACGCGATTAATAAATAAAAATTTTTGTGTAACGTTTAACTGCGGGAATTTAAATTACAGGAATTTAAAGCCGCCTTTTTTCTGCTTATCGCCAAACTGACGTTTTGGCAGCTGCGTGACTTTATTATCCAGCTTGCCGAAATTTTTCACGATATTGCCAATATTGGCGTGCAGGTCGGCAAACTCTTCTGTATCCACCACGTCTTTAATGGTTTCCACATCACCGGCAGTTTGTTCCAGCTTCTCTTCAATCGCCGACACGCGCCCTTCAAGGTCATTCAGCGCATTAGCGATAACGGTTAACTTATCGTCGTCGGTCGGTTTTTCTTCCACCGGCTCTTCTTCAAACTGTTTGCCTTTCGGCTTAATACCAAAAAATTGCTGCCACGGTGTTTTCATATTTTTTTCCTGGGTGATTTTCCCTTTTTTAGTCATTACGCAGGCGTAATAACCCTGTTTCGATAAATTGCGTTCAGAAAAACGCAGCCTTGTAGTGCCAACGCTGGCCGGGCAGTCAGTCACTGCCAGCCCTTTAAGATACGTTCGCCCGCTTCCCCGCCAGTTCTCTTCCGGTTCGATGGAGAAATAAACCATCTGCCCTTCGCGGTTTGAATAAATAAGGTTCATATTCGGGCTTATTTTGGCGTAAAGCCGGGCTAACCCGTCCTCGCCGTCCTGCCACATAACTTCAAGCACTGAACCAAAATTACCCCAGTCGCGGCTGTGCTCGGGCCAGATTAATGCGCCGTAATGGTTAACATCGTATGTTTCGGCCATATCGATGATCCATTCCCGGTAAATCTGCCTTTCGTCTACCGTATCCCCTTCGGTGGCAATACATAGCCAGTCTGTTTTTAAATGAGACTGCGACATACTTCCCCTTATGCCTGCCTTGTGATTGCGAAACTGATTATTACGAAATAAACCCGACGCTGCACGCCGCTTTATTCTTATCAGTTCGGATATAACGCCTTTCCCGAATAACAACGAAAACCCGACGCCGTTTTATATAAAAGACGCAGGCATAATAAAGGCTATGGCTAAATACTCAGACGAATTAAAAGGCGTTGTACGCTCGCTTTATTTGCGCCGTTATACGCCGAAAGAAATTGCATCAGAATTAAATCTGCCGAATGCGCGGATCGTTTACTACTGGGCGGAAAAACACGGCTGGGCGGACATGCTCAGTATTGAAAGCACAGAGGACGCGATTGAACGCCGCTACCAGCTGCTTGTCGGGCGGGATAATAAATCCGACCACGATTTAAAAGAGCTGGACATGCTTATCGCCCACGCCACAAAACTGCGGGCGCAAAGCAACAAGCACAAAGAGAAGATGGCAACCGGCCATGATGGCCAGCGTGCAGCTGCGCCAGCGGACGGTGACGACGAGCAGCCAAAGCGCAAACGCAAGTATAAGAAAAACGATATTTCCGCACTGACAGAGGACGATTTTAACGCCTGGGCAGATGAGCATCTTTTCGGGTATCAGAAACACCTGCGCGCCAACATCGGCCAGCAGGTACGCAACATACTCAAAAGCCGCCAGATCGGGGCGACCTGGTATTTTGCGTTTGAAGCGTTTGAAAACGCCGTGCTTACCGGCGACCCGCAAATCTTCCTTTCGGCATCGAAGGCGCAGGCGGAGGTTTTCCGCTCCTATATCGTCAACATTGCGGAGCAGTATTTCGGCATCACGCTGACCGGCAACCCGATCCGCTTAAGCAACGGTGCAGAGCTGCGCTTTCTTTCCACCAACAAAAACACGGCGCAGTCGTACAGCGGCCATCTGTATTGTGACGAATATTTCTGGGTGCCGAACTTTGCCAAGCTTAATGAAGTGGCCTCCGCGATGGCCACCCATGACAAATGGCGCACTACCTACTTTTCCACCCCATCGGCCAAAACGCACCAGGCTTACCCGTTCTGGACAGGCGAGGAATGGAAACAGGGCAGCAAAAAGCGCGCCGCCGTTGTCTTCCCGTCCTTTGATGAAATGCGCAACGGCGGGCGACTCTGCCCGGATGGCCAGTGGCGCTACATCATCACGATGGAAGATGCGATCGCGGGCGGGTTCAACCTGGCCAACATCGACAAGCTGCGCAACCGCTACAACCCGACCACGTTCAACATGCTTTATATGTGCGTGTTTGTGGATAGTAAGGATTCCGTTTTCAACTACGCCGACCTTGAAGCCTGCGCCGTTGAAACAGAGAGCTGGCAGGACCACAAACCGGACTCGCCGCGCCCGTTCGGGGATCGGGAAGTCTGGGGTGGGTTCGACCCGGCCCGCAGTGGTGATTTTTCCTGTTTCGTCATTGTGGCCCCGCCACTTTATGACGGTGAAAAATTCCGCGTGTTGCGGGTGTTTAACTGGAAAGGCATGAACTTTCGCTGGCAGGCGAAGCAGATTGAGCAGCTTTTCAGGAAATATAACTTCACATACCTGGGCGTTGACGTAACCGGCATCGGCCAGGGCGTTTTTGACAATATCCAGCACTTTGCGCTGCGTGTCGCCTCAGCCATCCGCTATGACCGTAACACCAAAAATAACTTGGTTTTAAAAGCTGCGGATGTGGTGGGAAGCCAGCGCATTGAATGGGATAAGGATTTAAAAGAGATCCCGGCCAGCTTTATGGCCATCCGCCGCACCACCACACAGGCCGGTGGCGCCATGACTTTTATTGCAGACCGCAGCACGGACACGGGCCACGCAGAATCGTTCTGGGCCATCTCGCACGCGCTGTACAACGAACCGCTTAACTACGAAAACAAACCGAAGTCGCGTTGGAGGCTACGACAATCAGCATGAAAAAAGGACATAACCGCGCTGCAAAGCGCCAGGGTAAAAACGAACCGGCGCGCAAAATGAGTATTTTACGTTTTGGCAAGCCCGAACCGGTACTGACCACCGGCACGGATTACCGTGATGTGTGGTACGACAACGACGCGCAGCATTACACGCTACCGATTGACCGCCTCGCGCTGGCGCAGCTTATCAACCTGAACGGCCAGCACGGCGGCATCATTCACGCCCGCAAAAATATGGTTTTATCGGATTACCTCGGCGGCGGACTGTCACGCGATGATATGGAGGCGAGCGCCTTTGATTTTCTGACGTTCGGTGATGTGGCCATTCTGAAAGTGCGCAACGGCTGGGGCGATGTGGTAGAGCTTGCTCCGCTGCCGGGCCTGTATACGCGCCGCCGCAAAACGGGCGAATTTGTCGTTCTGCAGGACGGTGAGCCGATTGTTTACCAGCCGGAAAATATTATTTTCCTCAAGATGTACGACCCGCAGCAGCACATCTACGGCCTGCCGGACTATATCGGCGGCATCCATTCCGCCTTACTTAACAGTGAAGCGGTGATTTTCCGACGCCGCTATTACCACAACGGCGCGCATACGGGCGGCATTCTTTACACCCGCGACCCCAGCCTTACCGATGAGATGGAAGAAGAGATTGAACGCCAGCTGCGTGACAGCAAAGGGATCGGCAACTTCTCCACCATTCTGGTTAACATTCCGGGCGGCGACAAAGAAGGCGTGCAGTTTATCCAGATGGGTGATATTTCCGCGAAAGATGAGTTCGCCAGCGTGAAAAACATCAGCGCCCAGGACGTGCTGAACGCTCACCGCTTTCCGGCAGGGCTGGCCGGTATCATTCCGCAGCAGGCCGCAGGACTGGGCGACGTCGAAAAGGCGGAGCGGATTTATAAAAAAAGCGAGGTAGCGCCCGTTCAGCGCCGGTTTATGCAGGCGGTTAACAATGATCCGGATGTGCCGGAAAGGCTGCACCTTAATTTTGATTTAAGCTACGCGGACGCGGCGCGGGAGAGTGCATCTTGAAGCGAAACGGGTTAAAATCCAGGCATATTTTGACAGCTGGAGCATGGAAAATGCGCGTATTGAAAATTGAATGCCCGGAGTGCGGCTCTAAAGCTGTTATTCGCAAGACTAACCGCAAACACAGAAAAATATCAGATATTTATTGCGCCTGCGCTGACGTGGAGTGCGGCCATACTTTTGTTATGAATCTGACCTTTTCCCACACACTCAGCCCAAGCGCGAAAACCGGCGACGCAATGGTGCAAAAAATCTTAAGCGCCCTGTCGCCGGATCAGAAACAAATGGCGCTGGATTTACTGAAAGCCGCGCCTGCCATGTGAATCATGCCCCCTTCCATGGGGGTTTTTTATTTCAGAGCTGTATCGTTTTAATTTTTTATCCAGCTCGCCCGCCATCTCTCCTAACCACTGTAAAGCCAATTCTTTTTCACTACTGGAACACTCACTGCTCGCCATAAGTTTTGCAAATAAAACAATGCGCTGCAATTCGACAGTTTCCGCTAACAAATCTTGCACGGCCCCCTCCCCCTTTTCTAACAACTGTACATATAAACAGTATATTACCTTAAAGCCAAGTGTAAACAATCATTTCATACGCTAACTATTCCAAAAGTAATTACATGTATTAATTACCCTTATGACCAGCCTGGCCAAATCGTATTTTCAGGCTGTGACTTCCGTTCCCGCAGCTCCCCGTTGCGATAAATCAGGGTTCTGCCAGCGCCTAGTGACAGGCCACTACCCCGAATCAGCACGTCGACTTCCAGATCGCTGCCATCGAAACCGCGCCTTTGAAGTTCTATCGTTAATCGTCGGTGGGTTCCCCCCGTACAGTTATTGACAGAACTCCAAGGGGCGGCTGCGCCGCCAGAAAAACCAGCCTCCGCTGACGCTTCGGCCAACTTCGGCACCTTCGCCCACTTAACCAGACGCGTGGCGACTTCCGACCCGTGAACGTGTGGGGAATAAATACCCTGCACACGCTGCACGTCTTCGCCGTATTCGTTGCCCTGTTCGGTGATTTCGTATGCGAGGCGCACGACCAGATCACGGCGCGCAACCAGCGGGCCGCCCTGCAGTTCTGTATAGGATGCCCAGTCGCTGGCAATGTCAGCCGCAGCTAACACGGCATCCATACGCGGATCGGCCAGCTGTTGGCCACGCATCCGGCGCAGCTCACGCCAGACCGTCACCGGTGCGCCGCCAATCTGCTGAAACTGGCGGATACGCCAGCGGGATGCCCAGGCGCTGACCGCTTTTGACATATCCCGGAGGCTTTCGCCGGTTTCATCGTCTTTTTCGCCATCCAGTGCAAAGCCATCAATATTTTTCGAAATGTATTTAGCGATGTAGCCCGTCGCCGACCCTTTAGCTGGATCGATAGGCTCAACGTGAAAACGCGCTTTAAGCGCATTAGGCGTATTCAGTTCTTCCGAATCGGTAATTCTGGCGTGATAGCAAAGGATATCGCGCACAGCGTCAACGTCCTGCGGCCGCATGAAAAGCAACATGTGCCAGTGCGGCGTTCCGTCGTGATGCGGCTCGACAACCCGGAAACCAAAAACGTGGATACCGGCACGGGAAAGGGCGGCGCGGGCCTTTGCCCAGACGCCGCATAAATAGCGCTGCGTGTCCTGCGGGTTGCTGCCGTTCCACTGCGACACAAAGCCGCCCTTGCTGTGTACTGAGTGATATTGTGATGGTGCGGTGATGGTGTAGAACTCTCCGGCCATTCCCATTTCGTTGGCGATATCCTCAAAGCCGCGCATACGAACCATAAGTTCACAGCGGCGCACTGCCGGGTTGGCCACGCTGTGATAAACCATATCGGCCAGCGCCACCCGATCCCCTTCATCGTTCACCAGGTCAAAGCGCTTGAAAAATTCAACGTTGCGGCGTTTCTGCTCTGTCCACTCATGCAGTGCGCCACGGGAAACGTAAGCGCTGGCCGCTTTTTGCACCTGCCCTACCGCAATGGCCATATGTTCACGCTGAACGTCACGGGCGCGCTTTATACGGGCATACCACCACAAGGGAGCCATCATGCGCAGCAGGCCGGATTCAGCCTGGCGAATGGTAAGCTTGCCGGCCATGAGGGTGGCCCAGTATGGGGCAGTAAAGCCAATGGTTGCGGCCAGCTCAGAAAGACGAATATATGCATCAGCAGTGCGCTGGCGCATTTCCTTTTCATCTTTCGGCTTGCCCTTGAGGGTGTCGGTGTAATCGTAGAAAGCCTGCGCCAGCCAGCTGGCAACCTTTGCAGCAAGGTCTTTAATCTGGCTGCGGTCAAGAGACGGCAGGCGCGCCAGCGCCTTACCAAACGGAAGATCACTCACATCAGCGCGCAGGCTGTAGCGTTCTGAAACGCTGCGCAGGCGTGGCAATACATTCTCGCCAATAGTCTGGCGTAAAAATGTATTGGCACGGCGACGCCCCTCACGGCCATTAAACAGCTTTTCGTAACGCTGGCCAAAATACCCGGCTAACCAGTCGGGCATTTCGTGCAGATACTGGGCGCGGAAGTCATGATCAGCAGGGTTTACCTGCCACAGCTTCCGCTCTGTCAACGTCACGTCACGCGGCACGCCAGGCGCAAAAAGATCACGCCGCCATTCATTGACGGCGTGATGCTGGCCTAAAAGCTCCAGGCTCATGCGCTGGCCTCAAGCGTTACCGCTAGCGGAGATTTCAGGATCAGTTCAGCAGCAGTTTTCTGGCTACCAGCTGCGGCCCCGACACTGCGCGGCGCATTAACCCGGACATGCTCAAAGCCTGCATAAAGCAGACGCACCGTTTCAACATCACTGTTTGAAGCCACAACCGGCACGCCCTTTACTGCCAGCTTGCGCAGCTTGCGCGCCAGACGCCCGTGATCCATGTGGTCAAAGCCGGTTCCGTGATAGGCGGTGAAGTTTGCCGCCTCCGTCAGATATGGCGGATCGCAATAAACCACATCCCCTTCCCTGACCATGCCCAGCGTTTCCGAATAGCTCGCCGTGATAAAGGTGGCTCGCTTTGCCTTTTCAGCAAACGCCCGGATTTCATCGGCCGGAAAATATGGCTTTTTGTACTTGCCGAAAGGTACGTTGAAATGGCCGCGCCGGTTGTAACGGCACAGCCCGTTAAAACAATAACGATTGAGGTAAAGGAATTGCGCAGCGGCTTCCAGGCGGTCACTTCCCCCGCCACATGCGGCAATGTTGAAAGTCTCCCTTACCGCATAAAAAAACGTAGCCCGGCTATCAGCATCGCCCTGCATCCCGGCGCTAAAAAGTGACTCAAGCTCACCTAACAGCTCATCAGTGCGATAAGCCATCATTTTGTATAAATTCACTAAATCCGGGTTTACGTCTGCGATTAGATACTCGTCATAATCCGTATTCATCATGACGGCGCAGGAACCCGCGAACGGCTCAACCAGGCGTTTACCTTCCGGCAAGTGTGGAAGCAACTTCGGCATAAGGCGGGCTTTGCTGCCCACCCATTTAAGCGGGGTTTTGATGGTCATGCCCTGCCCCCTGTAGCAATGTAAACAAGCGCATCAAGTGGAGCCAGCGAACGAATGGATAAAACAGCCCACTCCTCAGCGTTCGGCATAACTTCATTAACCGGCAGAATATGAGTAATAACCGCAGCCCATTCTCTGCCGGTATAACGTCCATGCTTCCACTCACAAAGTGAAAGCACATCGCCAGCCTTGTAGTCCCGGTCATTTTTACGCAGCTCGGCCTTTTTCAGGCCAGCCACTACCTGATCCAAATATTTCGGGGCGATTTTGATTACATGAACTTTTACTGCCATGCCGCACCGCCTTTACTGCTAATGGCTGCGGCCTCATCGCGGAGCAGCTCCACAATTTCGGCGGCGCTTAAGCCTGCGTTTGCGGCGTGTGTGGCCAGCTTATCCAGGCGGGTAGAACAGATATCAGCGGCAGCGGCTTTACCTTCGCGGGTAGCCTTGTCCAGCAGGGCCAGCAGATCAGTACCAGCTTTATTAGTGGGCAAATCCTGACGAATCATTTTCATTTTGGTTTCCTCAAGGCAAAGACATGCCCGGCCACGTCAAAGGTGGCCAGCGCATTGCCGGGTTGTTTAATGAATTACGGAAAGGGTTATTGCTGCTGAAAAGTTCGGGGCTGGCACCTGGTGAACCACGTAAGTGCGGCGCCACCACTCCTGGATCAGCGCTTTGATTTCTCCCACACCCAGCGCGCCCGCTGTGTAAAACGTGGCGCGAATGCCAGCCAGGCTTTCTATCTGCGCCTCGCGCCCTTCCGCCTCACGGTAAGCGCGGCACCAGAACGCCGCCTGAATGGCCAGCCAGTGGCGCGGGCTGGTCAGGTGTTCCGTGTCGTTGAAGAAAAACGGATGCAGGCCAATGCGCCCGCTTTCGTCTGTGCTTTTGGCCGTAAATGCGCGGGCGTAGTTCATCGGAACGCCCCATGCCGCCATTTCTTCGGCCAGCCCTGCTTTATCTACCGCAATGATCGTCATAGCTCAGTTTCCTGCTTTGTTGTGCAGCTGCTCGCGCTGCTCGATGAGTTGAAGAATGTGCGGTGCTATCACCATTTCCGGGCCTGACTTTACCGGCGCGCATGGCTTTACCTGGCGGTTAGCTGTGCGGCGGACAAAATCATCACGACGCAGCGAACCGAAACCGGCAAAAACATTGCGGGCCTGCTGAATGCCCAGGCGGATTTGCGCCATGCCGCGACTATCAACGCGGGCATAGAGTTCGCTCCAGCGGCACTTTGTAAGGTGGGAACCCAGCGAGACAGTGCCGGAAACAGAAGCAGCATGCAGAACCACGCCGCGCCATTCCGGTTGAAGCGAATCCCAAAAATCCGCCGCGGCGGAATGGCTGGGGTTTACCTGCTTGCGGATACGGGCAAGCCATTCTTTGTTATCAGCCACGGTGACCCCCTTTCAAATTGAGCAGACGACGCCACAACGGGCGGCGCGGGCTATGCCCGGTGAATTTGTAACGCGTAGCCGGGTTCCAGCGCTGGCCATCCGGCAGCTCAATCCAGCCATGACTAAAGGCGTTAAGCTGCGGGCTGGGTGATTGTTCAGTCAGATAAGTAACGAAAGGTCGCATAGCGTTTCCCTCACATCAGGCCGGTGGCGCTGCCTGTCACGATATCGACAGCAGCGGCCAGAACAGGCGCGGAATGGATACGGTTTTCAACGGTGTAAGCCAGCAGGGAAAGGCTGCGGATAGCATCCCTGGCTTTATCAAGAATGTGATTGCGGCGGGCTGCGCTCATTTGCTCAGTACAGACAGCCTCACCGGCTATCGCTCCTACGCTTGCCGCAGCCGTCAGCGCACAAAGCTGCATATTTCCCGGCGTCGCGTTATTGATAGGTACGGATGGCTGACAATTAATCTGGCGCAACAGTCCATCGAGAATCCGGGAATCCTCGGTGTAATCTGTGATGGCGATTAGTTCAGAGAGCGATAGCTGATGAGACTGCTCCGGGTTCAGCTTATGGCGCAGGGTTGCCGGGTGCATTCCAACGGCTTTAGCGACGTTAGTAAGATTATGGGCCAAGGCAAAAGCCCGACATGCGTCGTCAAGATAGTTGCGTACAGAAACTTTGTAATCGTACATGATTCGCGTTTTCCTAACTGGTAGCTTATTAAGCGTGTTAACCAAACGTGACAATCATTTGCCTTCGTGCCATGCGTACCAGTCGACCCAGATATGGTCTTTAGGCTTGGTTTTTGGCCTGATAGTAATTCGACCAATATCCTTCCAATAACGGCCAGTGCGAACACTGATACCCACACGATCGCAAAACGTTTTTAGGGAAATCCAGCGCCCATCTAATCCATTCGCACGATTGTTATCGCGCAGCTTGTGTTTAGCTTTGTCTGTTGCAGCGTTCAGATGCATAAGGCAAAATCTCCTATTGGCTGTCACCTTTGTTGATTAGTGGCAACGATTGTTAACTATCGACAATCGACAATATCAATTGTCTACATACGAAACAATGCAAAGACTATTGCTCATATTGTCGTTTGTCAACCATTGCGAACTACAAAAATGACAACTTTCAACATCAAAACCGGCGCACGTGAAGCGGTAGAACGTATCTGTGACGCCTATGGTTTCACCTCACGCCTTCAACTTGCTAATTACTTAGGCATGTCCGCCAGCTCTCTGAGCACGCGGATAATGAGGGATAACTTTCCGGCAGATTTAGTTCTACTTTGTGCTTTAGAAACAGGGGCTTCTATTCACTGGTTAACGACTGGTGAGGGCGTCAAATTTGACCCGGTTACAAGCGACACAAGCCGTATTGCGGCTTATAAAATTGAAGGAGCAGAGTTAATTCGCCAAGCATCTTTCATATGCGACAAAGCAATGCTTCCAAGCTACAAAGGCGAATTGCAGATCATTACTGACGGCCAAGCGAAATATTTTGTTGACGTTGCAGAATACCAGGCAACAGATGGCAAATTTTTGATTGAATACTCTGGAGCAAAAAGCATAAAGGAACTGACGCTGCTGCCGGGCAATAAGCTGCGTATTGACTGGGGTAAATACCCATTGGATTGCGACGTTTCAGATGTAACGTTGCTAGGAAAAGTTGTAGCTGTTTATCTGGTTAGCGAGTAATGACCGTATCTAAGCTTAAAACTGGCGAATGGCTTTGCGACCTTCGCCCTAACGGAGTCAAAGGCAAACGGATACGCAAAAAGTTTGTCACTAAGGGCGAGGCGCTGGCTTATGAAAAATTTATTAGCGCTCAAATGGAAGAGAAACCCTGGCTGGGCGAAAAGCAGGACAACAGGCGTTTATCTGACTTGATTGATCAGTGGTATGACTTATACGGACGCACCTTGGCCGATTCAAGTCGTATGATGTCAAAATTGAAAGCTATATGCGCAGGAATGGGCGATCCTATAGCAGCTAACATAACGGCTGCTGACTTTAGTGAATATCGAGAAGGGCGGCTTAAAGGTGAAATACCCGATATAACAGGGCGTTGCATGCCAATTCAGCCCCAAACCGTTAATCATGAACAAAGAAACTTATCTGCTGTATTCGGCACTTTAAAAAAGCTGGGTCATTGGCATTTACCTAATCCCCTAGCAGGCCTCCCGACTTTTAAGGTTGATGAGAAAATGGTTTCTTTTCTTTATCCGCCAGAAATAAAAACCCTGCTTGAATATCTTGGAGATTCCAACAGCCAAAGCGTCCTGATGGTTGCAAAAATATGTTTAGCGACAGGCGCGCGTTGGAGTGAAGCGGAAAACCTAGAAGGCGCGCAGGTGACGCCCTATCGCATTACTTACCGGAACACGAAAAACAAAAAGGTTCGCTCCGTTCCTATCTCAAAGGAACTCTATGACGAGATACCTAAGAAGCGCGGACGACTGTTTACGCCGTGCCGAAAAACTTTTGAACGCGCTATTCAAAAAGCAGGCATTGACTTGCCGGATGGCCAATGCACCCACGTTCTACGGCATACGTTTGCAAGTCATTTTATGATGAATGGCGGCAACATACTTGTCTTAAGAGAAATATTGGGGCATTCGGATATTAAGATGACGATGATATATGCACACTTCGCCCCGACGCACCTTGAAGATGCGGTGACAAAAAATCCGCTAGCGAATCTTGATAGCTGATCCACATTTTGACCACCCAGCACTGTAACTGCTGTTCACCTTTGTTAACCATTGTCATGTATATTTCTGATTTCTAATGTAATTCATTGTTTTTACTATATACCCGGAAGAATGTAGGAATTTCGGACGCGGGTTCAACTCCCGCCAGCTCCACCAAAATTCTCCATCGGTGATCACCAGAGTCATCCGATGAAGTCCTGAGAGCCCGCACGGCGCAAGCCCTGCGGGCTTTTTTGTGCCCTCAATTTGTCCCGCGAAGTCCGAAGAGAACTAATTAAATCCGAACCTTTTAGGCACCTTATACAAAAGGGGACGAGGATCCCCTTTTGTAAGTAAATCTAAATCGTCCAGCTGTTAGAGACGACCTCAGCTTGTTTGAGAATCAACTCTACAGCATGAGGTGTTTTATCTGGTGGATACTTATACTTACGCAACGTTTGCCGAACGAGGATACGCAGTCTGGCTCGTACGCTTTCACGCACTTGCCAGTCCACCGTTGTTGACTGGCGTAATTTCAATGTAACTTCAACGGCCAGTTTCTTAAGGACATCATCCCCAAGCTCCCGTACAGCACTTTCGTTTTCAGCCAGAGCATCATAAAACGCAATTTCGTCAGGGTTGAGCCCCAGCGCCTCATCCCGCGCCATCGCCTCCTGAAATGACTTTGCCATCGCAATCAGCTCTTCAATCACCTGTGCCGTTTCAATCGCGCGGTTATTATATTTGAGCAATACTGCTTTCAGACGGTCGGAATACTTCTTCTGCTGTACGACGTTATTGCCGGAACGGGCATGGATTCCGTCATTAAGCAGTTTTTCCAGAAGTTCTACCGCCAGGTTTCGCTGCGGCATTTCCCGCACCTCTTCCAGAAACTCATCGGACAACAAGCCAATATTAGGTTTATCTAACCCGATCAAGGCAAACAAATCCTCTACACCGGTTGCGACAACGGCGTTATCAAGAATTTTACTTAACAGGGAGTTTTTCTCCGATTGGCTAAACTTTGCTGCCGGATTTAGTTTCAGAAGCGCCACTCGGATTGCAGAAAGAAAGGCAAACTCTTCTTGCAGTGGTTTCGCTTCATCCAGTGTATTACAAAGCGACCATGCTTTAGTCATTGCCAGCGAGACATCGAGGTAGCGTTTTTTACCTTCATCCAGTCCCAAAATATAGTTCACAGCGTCACGCAAGAAGGCCAAAGGATCTCGAGAGAAGCCCTCGTATTTAAAACCTGGTTTTCCTGCTGAGGGGGAAAACATGCCATGGATGATATCGAATTTTTCCAGCAATACCGCAAACGCTTCTCTGGCATCCACAGTCGTCTGGCCTTTGCCTTTTGAATCAGTATAAGTTTTCAGCGCCTGCTTAAGCTCATTCGCAATGCCGATATAGTCCACCACCAGTCCACCAGGCTTATCCCTAAATACGCGGTTAACACGAGCAATCGCCTGCATTAAATTATGTCCACGCATCGGTTTGTCGATATACATGCTGTGACAACAAGGGGCATCAAACCCGGTCAACCACATATCACGCACAATCACCAGCTTTAGCGGATCGTTCAAATCTTTAAAGCGAGATTCAAGGCGCTTTTTGGTCTGTTTGTTATAGATATGCGGCTGGAGAACATTATTATCCGATGCAGAGCCGGTCATAATGACTTTTATCGCGCCCTTTTCAACATCCTCGCTGTGCCAGTCCGGGCGGATTGCCACGATAGCATCATAAAGCTTGACGCAAATATCGCGACTCATGGCGACAATCATCGCTTTGCCGGTCATAGCTGCATTGCGCATTTCAAAATGTTGAACCAGGTCAGCAGCGACCTGCTGAATTCGCGGCGCTGAACCTACCAACTTTTCCAGACGGCTCCAGTCGCCTTTCGTTTTCTCTTGCTGCCCTGTCTCTTCATCCTCTACCAACTCATCGACCTGCTCCGAAAGCGCTTCGAGCTCCTCATGATTCAGGTCGAGTTTTGCCAGGCGTGATTCATAGTAGATAGGCACCGTAGCGCCATCATCCACGGCATCCTGAATGTCGTAGATAGAGACATAATCACCAAATACGGCACGGGTATCTTTATCTTCCGAGGCAATTGGCGTTCCGGTAAACCCCATAAACGAGGCATTCGGCAGCGCATCGCGCATATGTTTTGCGTAGCCATATTTATAAAGGCCGGTTTCACGGTCCAGCGTGGCGCTCAGGCCGTACTGGCTGCGATGTGCTTCATCAGAAATGACCACGATGTTGCTGCGTGTGTTGAGAGCCGGATGGCTCTGCTCACTGTCGCGCGGAGCAAACTTCTGCACGGTGGTAAAAATGATGCCGCCAGATTCGCGGGCATTCAGCAACTCGCGCAATTCCTCGCGGTCATTGGCCTGTAATGGCGTCTGCTTGAGTAAGTCCTGCGCCTGACAAAAAGTGGCATAGAGCTGCCCGTCGAGGTCGTTCCGGTCGGTTACCACCACAATGGTCGGGTTGTTCATCTCCGCCTGTTGCAGCAGCTTCCCGGCATAGCAACACATGGAGATGCTTTTGCCGGAGCCCTGGGTGTGCCACACCACCCCCGCTTTTTTGCTACCGGGGGTAATGTTACTGCGCAGCGGCAGATGTTTGCCAGTAGACGCCACAATCGTAGCTGCGACGGCTTCACGCACGGCGTGGAACTGATGATAAGCGGCTATTTTCTTGATGAGTCGTTTGCCATCATTTTCAAACAGAACAAAGTAGCGAATATAGTCGAGCAATAACTCGCGATTAAAAAAGCCCTGAACGACGGTTTTTAACTGCCAGTCAAACTGTGGCTTATCGTCCTCATTAGAAATGGTTTTCCATGGCAGAAAGCGCTCTTCATCAGCGGTCAGCGAGCCGATACGCGCATTTTGCCCATCACTCACCACCAGCGCTTCGTTGCAGATAAACAGATCGCTGAGTTCGTTTTTATAGGTCTGCAACTGGTTAAATGCGGCCCAGATATCAGCATTGGCATCAATCGGGCTTTTCAGCTCAATCACCGCCACCGGCAGGCCGTTGATATAGCCAATCACATCCGGGCGCCGTACCTGTTTTGTCCCCTGAATGGCAACCTGGTTGACCACCATAAAGCGGTTACTGGCTGGATGGTTAAAATCCATCAGCAGCGCTTTATCATGAACGACTTTATTCTCACGCTTGTACTCAACCGGCACGCCATCGAGCAGCAAATGCTGAAATGCTTTGTTGCTGATGACCAGATCCGGGCTTTGCGCATGGGCGACACGCAGTATCACCTCTTCCAGCACGGCAACAGGAAGATGGGGGTTGATGCTTTGTAGCTGTTCCAGCATCACCGGGCGCAGAAACACATCATGAAATGAAGCACGTAGCGGGTTATCGCCATCCGGCGCAATGTCTGGCCCGTGCAGCACTTCCCAGCCCTGTTCAGCAAACCATTTCAGGCATTGCTGTTCTAAATCGTCTTCGCTTAGCAT